CAATGTCATCACCAGGAAAATATCGAGGCGTAGAGTCGGGAAAACGCCGAACCATTCTGTCCATTGCCACAGCCAAATTATTTTCGCTAGTCGTATATTGCACCAAAATCACTTCCCACAATTGACTCACCTTTACCGTTCCTCCCAGCGGAGACGAGGGCGTTAATTCTGGAAACTGGCGCATTGTCACTTCCAGTCCCTTTACTTTCCATTCCTTCGGCACGCCCTGTTGCCCCACCACGTACACGGCAGGCAAAGTGGAGCCATTTGGCAGCGTATAAGTGCCAATTAAATTGGGAGAAGACGAAAGAAGCTCAGTAATAGCTTCTCTCAATTGCATAATATTCATAAAAAAAGCCTCCCTATAGGGAGGCTAGCAAGAAAACTAACCAAATAGTGATCAGCTATTGGGAGCAGTCGGGATGATGCTTCCAGAGGATGTGGCATTCTGGTGAATACCAATGCGACCACGGCTATTTAAGTCAAAGGTGCATTCAACAAGATTGTCAGCGGGATAGCTTTCGTTGTAGTTCATCACGCAGGCAGTAAAAGCCACGCGATCATAGAAATAAGTGGTGCCGCTAACGCCAAGCTGCTTGTTGATCTCCACGTAAACTTCGTGGTTTTTGTCGTAGCGAGAAGCACTAATAACCTGGAATGCTTCATCAAAGCTGTCGGGAATAAAAGTGGTCCCATCAACGTCCTTTTGGAAATAAGACGTAATCGAAGCAGTGGCCTGAGAGGTGGTAATCACGCTGTCGGCAAAGCCGCCACCGCCTAATAGATAAAATTCTTGGTTGCCATCGTTGAAGGCAACGGAAGCAGTCGTAGCAGCTTGCAGGGTAAAAAGCGTAGGAGCACCGCTCACCGTAAAGGTGGAGCCACTCTGAGTGATGACTGGGCGAACAGTGCCCGCAATGGTGCCAACGCGCACAATCACGTCTTGGCTTTTTACCAGTTCAGTAGGATGGTAAAGCATGAGAGGAAATCCTCAGCAATGAAAGGGATAGTGATTAAGCGTTGTCAACGCTTCCTTTGCCAATTAGTCTAAAAATACCTTTAATTGGCGTGCCGAGGAACTGCCAATAATGACTAGCAATTTCCTCGTTTGGCAATAGTTCAAACCTTCCCTCTGTTCCGTTAATTGTTGCTTGAGCCGAATCGCCAGCAACAATTCCAGAAAGTGTAAGAGGATTTGTTAATCTTCCTTCCATGTACACTGCAGTTTGATCAGCCCCCAAGAGATGATCGTATCGTGGCGCCCGTTTTTGTTTTAACGATGCATAGTATGTAATGCCCGTTGTTGTGGCCGCATAATTACCAGTTTCACTGTCAAGAACATATCCTGAAGCCACATACCATACCAAGGTGGCATTGGCTAATGGCTCCAATAGATTGCTCATACAACAAAACCAACTGCAGTCGATGGAAGAGAATTCAACAAACGTTTAAACTCTTGACCATATTGTGAGGCGTCAAGCCCCTCACCATACACTTTCCCATCCGTGGCACCAATTTGAATGCCCATTTGTGCAAGTTGTATGGCAACGATATGAGCAGCAAGAAACCTTACTGCCCTATCTGTTTGATCTCCAAATACGTCTGAAGAGGCGTCATAAGACGCCTCCGTGATGGCACCATTCACAATGCCCGATGGATGGGGCGTGAATTCAGGAAACCGTTGTAAAAAATTCGCGTAGGTGACAGCCATGATTAAGCTTTCCCGATGCGAATGGCTTCCATGCGTTTAGCAATAGCATTTCTCACGCGAATGCGCCCTTCAATCTTTTTCCAATCAGCCAAACGATCAGAATCATGAATGAGTTCAATCGCACGAATGGCTTGAGTGAGGGGAAGTTCACTAAGGCTTTGCACGTTTTCAGGCAGGTCTTCAACCATCACCTGTTCCCGCATTTCCTCAATGGCACCAATGGCAAGAAGTTTCTTGACAGTAGTGTTTTCCTTCGCCTCTTTCCATCGTTCATCAGGAATGTCCTGATTCAGCCCTGGAGCAAGTTGAATAAGCCCACTTTTCGTGATAACGCCAAAACCAGCATCACGAGGGGGATTTTCAAGTTCAGGGCGGTAAGCAATTAACATTGTTCTAAATAAACAATCGTCAATAGCTTAACGCCCCTCATCTTGATTAACTATCCTCAGGCGTTGGCCTGAACGTAAATGACGCTCTTGGGATAGTACAGAGCCACACCACCAACGCGAGCATGGGCGGGAACGATGAATTCCAGACCGCGCTGTTGAGGGGGGAACAGCTCCAGGGGTTGAGGAATGTGCAGTTGCACTTTCTCGGGATCGCGCTTGTAAACCACCATACGGTTGGTGTTCAGCACGCTATTGTCAGCATCCAGGGAGTTGATGGGCTCAACATTACGGATGTAGGGGTTGGTACGCAGGAAGTACTCAAGCACGGTCACATCCGAAGAATCGGAGTTGCGAGTGGTGCTCACTTTGTTGTAATCCTCATACGCCATCAGAATGGTGTCTGGCTGCTCCTTCATTTTGGAAGCGTTGATAATGGCAGACACGCCATAGTTCAGCAGTTCCAGCATTTCCGCAGCAGTGGCATTAGAGAACCACTTATCAGCGGCCACCACATCCACGGTGGAATTGTTGAAGAAACCAGACAGACCCACGGTGCTCTCACCGAAGAATGCAAGGCTTTCCACCTTCTCTTCGTAAGCACGCCGAACAGCAGCAGCACGACGCTGTTCCAGAGCGATGTTGGCCATTTGAGCAGCACGCAGTTCCTGAACGGTGTAACCGAAGCTACCGCCGAAGGAGCGAATGTTGATGCTCTTTTCAGTTTGGCTGATGTCAGCACGGGGCAGATCATCAGCAGCATCCGCAATCAGACGGAACTCACCAGTGGAGTCCATGATGCGGAAAGTGAAGGTCTGGGCGCCAGGACCAGCCTCAGAGGTGACAGGCAGCACAGTCGGATATTTAATATCCGCATACTGCACTTCAAACACTTGCGGGCGAATGAACTCAAGCTGACGCTCAAGAAACAGACCCGCTTCATCCATACGAAATTCGGACATTGTGAGGGCCTCCTATCAAGAATCAGCAGAGAGGGTGAAGCTCGGACCGTTCAGTTCCAGCACGGCCAGGCCGCTGCTAGTAGTGGTGGTGAGGAAACGAGCGCCAGCCAGCCGCACGGTCTTACCCGAAGCGAAGGCATGGGAGAATTGACCAGCTTTACCAGTGCCGCTAGCTGAATACAGCACGCGGACAGGAGAAGTGGGAGATACGGCGCCAGTCACATAGACGGCCACCGCACCTTCGTTCACCACGTTGACTGCTTGCTTGTCCTTAACGCCAGGACGGCTATTGGAATCAAGAGCAGTTTCGTCAACATAGGTGAGGGCATTCAAACCAATGACGGTATCAGAAGTGCCGGAAATGGTCGTGACAGAATTTGCAGCGGTGCCTGCAGTGTTATAAACCACCAGATTACCAAAAGCCAGCACAGCGCCAGTTTGGTTAAGGCCGGTGGAGATAGTGTTGTCGCGGGTGTCGGACAGTTGACCTTCGAGCAGAGCAGTGTGAGTGAGAGCATAGCTCTGTTGCACACCACCAGCCGTAGCAGTGCCCGAGGCAGAGAAAGTGACGGCCATAATTACTTAGCCTCCTTAGAGATGGAGAGGGGCTTTTTCCATGCGTTCTGCAGATTCTCCATATAAGAAGAAGGAGCAGAGATGGGGGAAGCAATAGAAGCTACGGTTTTACGCAGCTCATCAGTGGTGGCAGAGTCCTTGTGGGACGCTTCCAGAGTGTCAAACATGGCCTGCACATAGTCATCAGACTTTTCAGACAGGTCAATGCTGTCGCCGCGAACGGCCATGATGGCATCAACCATCACTTGACGAGCTTCTTTGCCGCTGAAATCATAAGCAGCATCAAGAACAGGCTTGGCTTTTTGGATGAGAGAAAGACGGTCTTCCACCATGGAATCAAGATTGATTTCCTTAGCGGCAGCTAAATCGCCTTTCAATTCCTCAACTTGTTCTGCCAGGGCATCGGCGCGGCCTTCGGCAGCGTCGCACTTCCCCTTCATTTTCTTTTCCATGGCATCCATTTCGGATTTCATGGCATCGGCAGCAGCCTGCAACTCGTCGTATTTTTTCTTCATGTCCTCATAGGACATTTTGGCGTCTTCGCGTTCTTTGGTGATCGCAAGAGCAACGCTCTCCGTCACTTCAAACTCGGCGCCATCGAAAACGACTTTGGCAGTCATTGGACGGTCTCCGTGTATAGAGAGTAGAGATGGATTAGCAGCATCTTGACGATCAAGATGAAGCTTCACTTGCGGGCCTGCGCGGCCCCGACGAACAACGGCAATGTGATTACCGATGATTTCCTTTTGGACGCCATCGTAATGTTCGCCGTTTTCTGTAACGCCAGGCGTGGGATCATAATTCACCCGATAGCCCGCGCTCACTTCACGAGCATCACCACGCATAATACGTTCAATGGCTTCTTTGTCCGTAATTGTCATTACGGCTTTGACGAAACCATTGTCGTAAACCACTTCAGTGCCGCTAAATCCTACTTGGTAGTCTTTAGTGTTTTCAGCATCAAGAAGAACTGGGGGATGTTCAGAAGTGATAGCTTTGCCCGCAAATGAGGCCAAGCTTTCTGGAGACGCCACTTCAATAGCGGGACGATATTCACGACGGACTGAGCCATCAGCGTCTGTGTAGAGCTGAACGCCAGTGCGAGCAATCGAAGCCCACGCCCGAAGGTAGCCTTCCGGCGTCATTTCGTATTTCTCAATTGGCGAGAAATCGTACCGATAAGAGATGGTGCTCATAGATATACTTTACCAAATAATTCTTATTACAATTAAAAAGCTTATGCAATTTAGACTAGCGGCATGATGTTTCTTACAAGGGGCAATGCGGACGTGCTTAAAATGCCGCACCATCAGGCGCGGCTTCTTATTGCCCAACGAGTGAAGGACGCTCGCCTTAATAGTGGCTTATCACAAAAAGACGTGGCCGAAACATTGCATATCAGCCAAAGCTCTTACTCTCGCATGGAACGCGCCACTCTTGCGCCAGACTGCGTGCAAATACGCACCCTTAGTGGCCTCTATGGAATTAGCGTATTGTGGCTTATGGGCTATCCATCTTTCATCGCCCATACAAAAAATTAATCCTCTTCCTCGCTTTCCTCGCGAATCTCGCGAAGCTGCTGCTCCACGCCTTCCATTACATAAGCTTTTGCAATTGCCTCAGCCTCAAAAACTAAAAATTTTGTAGGCTCAAAATGATCATCGGGCTTTTCATAGACGCTCACCACATAAATATGCGTCTCATCGAGCCGTCCGTTTTTAAAGCATTGTTTTTCAACAAGCTCCCAACGAGAAGTATTGCGATGTTCATTGGCGGAAAGAAGCGCCAATGATTTCATGAGACCAATGCCTTCGTCTTCTTCTTCCATCACGCGCACATACTCGCTCATTGGTCTTTTTGACGACTTTCTACCATCTTAATAATACGCCGAGCCCAAGACCTACCAGCATCCCCACCCCAAAGCATCCACGCGATATAGCCCGCATCACTTTCTCCTCCGCTCTTATTCTTTTCATGGCGCGAGAAAAACGCAGACATGCGTTTGATAGTTTCAAAGCTAATCCTGCTTCCGCCAGCTAAATCACCAGCTCGCGCCACGCCACTGCCAATGCCTTGCTTTCCGGCTTCTTGAGTGGTTAGTCCGCCCCTGCCATATTTCTTTCGCAGTTCAAGACCACGCCTTGCGGCGGCCCGTACTGCAGCAGGAGGGGCGAAGCTTTCAACATCACCCCTTAACGCTTTTTTCCGCAAGAACCATCCATTTCCTCTTCTTCCTCTTCTTCTCCAATGAGAGTCATAAAATAATTGTCCCAATATTCATCGCTCTTGCCACGACGACTCATGCCAGCTTCAGAAAGAGCAATTGCAATTGCCTGCTTATAGCTTGTAACAGGCTTTTTATCACTGCCCTTTAAAGTGCCAGCTTTAAACTCTCGCATAACACGAGCAATCTTTGTTTTTCTTTGTTTCTTGTTCACTTGAATTCACAAAAGAATGCTAACTTTGGCAATTCTAGCCATGCTTTTTTGGGCAAAGTCAATACTGTTTCGCCTTGATTCCCTCAAAATATAAATCACAAGATTCCTTGTTCGTTGCAAATTGCATCTCCTTAAAAAACTTTTTGAAGTCAATGGCGGAGAGAAAATCTTCTTGCGTCAGATTGCGATAGTATGACCAACCCTTGGCAATGGTTAAAGGGCTATCTTGCGGGGTTGTGCGTTCGGTGCCGTGCTCTGGTCTGCCAGTGGTAGCACAAGTAAATACAACAAGACCGTCCTTTCGACAAAGCCTCACCATGTTCAAAAAGGTTTCTTCCCAAAATGGATTATGTTCAAAGCACTCACATGAAATACAACAATCAAATAATTGTTCACTGTTATATTCATGCCCGCTGATTACAACATCGACACCGGGGCCTTCACCAACATCAACTCCCACATATTCATTGGCATCAAAGAATTGTCGCACTGTTCCATTGATATTGAGGCTTCCAATTTCTAAGACTCGCCCTCCCTTGAAAAATTCAGGAAACCGTTGCCTTACGGAAGCGATGTATTCGCCTTGTTCGCGATGAGCCATTATGAAATATACCCAATGGGAGCCGTGGCAATCTTTACGCCAGGCAGAATCTTATCACGATACAACACAATGCCGGTAATAATACGTTCGGCAATGAAAGCAATGGCCCTCCTGTCATATCCCTCAATGGAAAGAAAATGATTCTTATGTTGTTCCCAAATGGGAATAAGAGCATGAAAAAGAACAGTCATGAATTCTTTATATTCTCGCTTCGGACCACGCGCCATGTTGCAGCCAATAAACAAATTTTGTGCCCATAGGGCATCAATCTCCTCTCGATTGAATAGCCACTGTCCGCCATCCGCTAGCTCCCGAGTGATAAGAGGAGCATCAAAATCACGATGACCGCCATAAAACTGTTTCTCTAATGAACAAGCAAAAACGGCGGGTTCTGGCACGTACAACGTGTCATCAGCGTACCATTCATTGTTAGGTTCAATCCAATTGCGGCGGTACTGAGCATTGCCAATATTTTTTTCTTCTGCATTAAGCATCATCCACTGCACACAGCTTAATTCTCCCCATCGTTCGTTTAATGCAGACATATAACCACCCTCATCATCAAACATATAGCCCTCTTTACGAAGCGCATCGCGCTTCTCATCAGCGATAGCCCATGCCCCACCAAGAATGGGCACAATGTTGCTTTTGGCTTCGTAGCGCACTTTTTCGTCGTTAATGCAAACGGCGTAGATGGTGCAATCAGACGGTTGCATAAACATCCCTCGCGGCCCACAGCTCATTGTAATTATTAACGCTCTTGGCTCCCACGCCAGTTAAATCGCCACCGCCAGAAGGCTTGCTCCATGCCATGATGGTGCCATCAGGCAGAACAAATGCTCTATTCTTTTGCTCATGCGTAGGTGTTAGCTCTAAATAATCGCCATACACAAAATCGGCCTGGCTGCCATTAGCAGCCAGTGCCTCGCCAAGCAAGGTGGGACCAGTGGGGCACAATGGTGTGATGCCATAATATTTATTTTTACAATTTGCCACAATCTTTTCAATGGCAATTTGTAATCCTTTGTTGTCAGGCTTTGAATAGAGGACAGTAGTGGCACAAGCCCAACTTGTATAACTAAACCGTTGAATATCGCGAAAGGCCAAAAATTTAATACGCTCCCCCACTTCAACGGGATTAACGGCTCTCACTGCAATATCGAAATACCATCCGCCAATAATATTTAATAAACAAAAGCGACCAAGATCGGCCCTATAAGAAAATGGCCTCAGGCTATCATAAGCCCACACCACCTCCTTGTCATAATGCTGCTCAATAAAGGCACGAAGGCTTTCATTGTTATAAATGATATGCTCCGCATTTGGAAACACATTGTCAATGGTGCCAGTGGCATATTTAAGAAAAGGACTAAGCTTTTCTTCCGTATTGGTAGTCAAAAAGATTTGCGAAATTTGCATAACTTTAATTAATTTTTGCAGGAGTGCCAAAGCCCTTAAATTCAGGCTCTGCCGGTTTTGCAGCTAATGTTTTCCCAACAATTTCTAACATTTGCTTTGTGATATGGGGCCAAGTAAAAGTTTCTTCGCGAATACGGTTGTAACACCACTGACCGTCTTTTTTCAATGAATCTCGGAAATCGTAATAATAAGAAAGCAATTCGGCGGCAGAATCCGGGTCGGGAAGTAATCGTTCCAAACCATAGTTCCTATCAGTCTCTGCAGCATTACATAAAATCCGTGGCAGTTCGTCAAAAATTTCGGCCAGGCTCGTATGATCGGGCACCAGTTGGGCCACGCCAGTGGCAGCATGTTCAGTATTAACCAGGCCCCAGCCCTCTCCAATGCAAGTGTTAATGCCAATATCGGAGGCGTTGTAAACCATGTTAAGTTGTTCAATGCTTAAACAGTTTGCCGTGGAAAAATGAGGGCTGGTGAGAATAAGTTTGCCAGTGGGATCATATCCTTCATCGCGAGCCACGCGCTTAAATAACGGCACAATATCCCACCCCATATCTTTACTGCCCATATTGAGCCACAATCGTGCGTCGTCTTTGTCTTTTGCAAACTTAATAAAAGCCTTAATTGTCAAATCAATTCGCTTGCGCGGTTGATTTCTATTGCCATTGAAAACAATAAATTTGTCCTTTGGCACACCCAGCTTTTCTCGACATTCTTCTTTGTCCATTGGAAAAAATTTAGAAAAATCAGTGCCATGTCCCATGATGGCAATTTCTTTTTCGTAGCCAATTTTTTCAATTTCAGCCGCTCCAAATTTTGTATAAGTGGCAACGCCATCCCATTCATTGATGGGTTCCAAAAGCTCGGAAAATAGCCCATAACTGTCAATGGGAGTATAAACAAAATATTTAAAACCAATGCTTTGTTTAAATGCCTTAACGGCCTTCCATAAACTAATCCCAATCCAGATATCATTTGTCACCCATACCAAATCGGGCTTGATTTTTTGAACAAGTTCGCCAATTCGATGTGAGCCAAATGGATCGGAGCCATGCAGCATGGCCGGATAAACATCATATTTCCTGGCCTCTGAGTCAGGATCACCGTGGTAATTTACCGCCAACACGCTAACTTCATGATCCCTCGCTAAAGCGGGAAGCAGGTTTTCAGCAACGCGCCCAAAACCAGTTTCGACAAAAGCGTCGCCGCAATAGAGAATTTTGGCCATGGCAAAAACAAATCTTTGATATCATAAGGGCCGCTTTTCATTTATTCACGCACAATCAAACAGCCGCCGTCGGCGCTTGCTGTCGTAAATATCTCACTCTACATTTACAGTTTGATCGGCACTCACAACGCTGCCCTGGCAAGGGCAAGCTTCCAATGGGAACAATGCCACGAGCTGCATAATTCAAGCAATTTTGACAATGCTTGGCTTGTGAGTCCAAGATGCGTT